AATACTTATTGTATTTAGATTTATTCAATAGCGTTGGTGCTCTGCCAAGGGGCGCCGCACCTAATTATTAATTAAATAACATATCATGAATGAAATGAATAAGATTTTTCTTGATTTTATTGAAAAGACTCAAGAAGAAATAAGCTTGTTTGTTAACAACAACAACCATAATGGAGAAAAAATTAAAATAGAAGTATTAAAGGCAGCAAAAATACTGCATGAAGCTTATCAAGAAATAGAATCCAAGCAGAAAAAGTCAACTAAATCTAAGAAAACTACTAAAAAGACTTAGTTTTGGATACAATCAACAGGAAATTTAGAAAAAAAAATATTTCTTGTAATATATATACCCCAGATGAAGTAAAGGAGATGCGTAAACAAGGCATTTCTTTTACTTATTGGCAAGATTCCAGGAAACCTGACCAATGGATCATAGATGATGCTGGATTTGGGTGTAAAACGCTTGATGTTAAGGGCCCTTACGGCCCGAAAGGAAAACCAAGTACTAGGTATTTGGTATATTTTCCATATACAAGAGAATTTAGTCCTACTAAAAAGATTATTGACTACAATAATTACAAAGGATCTAAAGATTATTACGGAAATAAAAAAGAAGACTGGGTAGATAAAGAAAAACGCAAAAACAGAACCAAAGAGGCTATTGGATTGTACGCTTCTGTAATGCTTGAAAAAGGAAGGGCTACAGAAAGTGACCTTGAAACAATTGGAAAAATCTATAGGCCTGACCAAGAAAACCCAAAACTTACATTTAAACGATTACTTAAGAACCATAAAATTAAAATGATGGTAGCAGAAGAACTAAAAAAATTACTTAGTGATCATGGAGTCACAGAAGGCGAAGTTATATCTAATTATAAGAGTATATTAGAGCAAGCTTTTGCTTCTAGACAATATGGTGTAGCAAAAAACGTAAATGATACGTTTGCTAAAATGCTTCATATGGATGGAGGAACCGTTCCTAATAAACCATCTTTAAATGGAGCTGCAGAGGATGATGATTTAATGGCATTATTGCCTAAAGATATTGATTCTGATGATATAGAAGATTCTGAATATATAATAGACGAAGAGGAGTCATATGAATCAGAGATTAAAACAGAGTATTAACGATAATAAGTCTTGCTATAGTTGTTATTACTTTCATAGGTCAAGCACTCGTTTTGATGACGATTATCAATGCATGAATCCTAAAGCAAGAAAAGAATTGAAGAAAAGAGGGTATGACTCTATACCTGATGCAGTTCTTATTCATGGATGTAGTTTTTATTTGCATAAAGATAGCGAGCCAGAAAAAGAAGAAAAAGAAGAAAAAAATAAACAAACAAAGTTTTTTTAATGAGTGCTAGAGAAAAGCTAATGGACCAATTTTCAAAAGATATTTTATTTTTTGGAAAAGTTATACGACCAAAAATATTTGAAGTGCAATCTCCTGGCTTTCATAGAGAAATAGCAGCTCATCTTAGAAGGGAAAAGTATCAATTTTTAAATATTATAGCCCCAAGAGGATTTGCTAAGAGTACAGTTGTAGCTTTTATGTATGTTTTGTGGCACATGTTTGTGGAAGACTATGCTAACAAAAGAAAACAACAGCCCAAGGTAGTAGTATTGGTGTCTAAATCTAGACCTCACTCTATAAATTTGTTGTCTACTATAAAAAATGCTTTGGAGCACAGCGTAAATTTAAAACGAATATTTGGTTATTGGGGTGAGCATTCTGCCAAAATATGGCGAGAGGACATGGTAGTACTAAAAAATGGCACTACTATTGTTTGTAGAGGCATGGGTACGCAGATACGGGGGATTAATGTAAACTCTATGAGGCCAACACTGGTAGTTCTTGATGATGCAGAAGATGAAGAAAATACCAAAACAGATCTAGCTATAGACAGAAACCGTAAATGGTTTCTACAAGCGCTAGTGCCTATGATAAAAAGAACGCACCCTAGAGGCAGAATAGTAAATATAGGCACACCACAGCATCAATCTTGTTTGGTGTTTACGTTAAAGGGTATGCCTAAAATGTGGAAGACGCTTCATTATAGTGCTTTAATAGAAAAAGAAGGTCAAAAGCCTGTTTCTATATGGCCAGAAATGATGAGTGTAAAAGACCTTCTAACATTAAAAGAAGAAATGGAAAAGATTGGCAAGTCATCTTCTTTTTACAGAGAGTATATGTGTCAGGTAGTAGGTGACAATGATAGCCTTGTTACTTCTAATCAGCTTAGGTTTTGGGATGGAACAGTAGATAAAACCCCAGGTGGTAGATGGTTGCTTAACGTAACCCACAGAGGCGCTACGGGAGAAGAAAAATTACAAAATCCACTATCTGTTCCTGTGTTTGTATTTATGGGAGTAGACCCTGCTTCTACTTTATCTACAAGAAGTGACTTTAGTGTTATATTTGTTATTGGTGTTGATTCTGATAAAAACATTTATTGTTTAGAATATTTTAGAAAAAGAGTAAAACCAATGCAGCTTACTCATTCTATCATAGATATGTTTGAAAAATGGAGGCCAGAAAGAACACGAATAGAAAGCGTTGGTTATCAAGACATGATTAGAGATTATCTTCGCTCTGAATACAAAGAATATATTCCTGGTTTAGAAATAAAACATAATCCCAGAACATCTAAATCACACCGACTTGAGGGCCTTCAACCTAAATTTGCTAGAAACAAAGTTTTTTTAAGAAACGATATGCATGAGTTTTGGGATGAATTAGTATTATATCCTAGAGCGGCGCATGATGATACTCTCGATGGTTTTTATTATGCTCAATTAAAATCTTATGGACCTACAATTGAGCCATCTTATGTGGAAAGACAAAACATAACAGATGATTTAAAACACTATGATTTTTATCAGAAAGAAGAAGAATTAAATAGTGATGATTGGCTTCTTGCTTAATAATAAAAAAATGTTGTAATTTCAAGCATGCATACAGAAAAAAGATCGGGTACTTACGGATACAGCAAAGATCATCCAGAACTTTTCAATGAAGAGCTATGGAGGGAGTATAGCTCAGCTCAGTCAGAGTGGAAAGAGGGTGCAGACGAAAACGAAATGTTTGCAGCTGGGGTTCAATGGACTCAGAATCAAATAGATTTACTTAAAAAAAGAGGTCAAGGCGCCGTAGTTGTAAATGCTATTACATGGGCTACTGAGCAGTTAAAAGCAATGCTTACCGCTAATAAACCTAGATTTTCTGCTACAGCAAGAGAAGATTCTGACAGAAAGATGGCTGCTGTATTTACTAGTCTTATGTCTTATATGTGGGATATGTCCGATGGTAATTCCGAGCTAAAACAATCTATACAGGATTATGCTATAATGGGAAGGGGGGTTTTGTATGCCTATGTTAATCCTTACGAAAATAGCGGTAGAGGAGAAGTAAAATTTAAAAGCATTGATCCAAGAGATGTGTACCCAGACCCTAATGCAAGGGATTATTTGTGGAGAGATGCCGCACACTGCTTATTGCTTTCTTATAAAACAGAAGATCAAATACTAAATATGTATCCAGATTTTGATCTTACAGGAGCACTACCTCATGATGAAGAAAGAACTAATGATTCAGAAAGAATACCACAGCAAAATCAAGTTTTTTCTGGAGATATACAGGATGCCAATGTAAGTATTTATAGAATAATAGATAGGTACAGTAAAGAGCAGGTAGAAGTTCATCATATCATGGACCCCTACGCTAATGAAGAGTATGAATATAATAATGAAGAGTACAAAGAATATATAACCAAACCAGCAATTAATGTTGCTGGAACTATAATGACTGAAGATTCTGAGGTTAAAAACTTTTTAACAACAGTAAATTCTACTGGGCAGCTTGAAATGTTAAGTGAAAATAATTACTTGCATACCCCAGACCCTCAGATGAATCCAGAAACAGGAGAAATGGTTGAAATTAATCCTGTTATGTTTACTGTAATGAATATAGAAGATCTGATAGAAAACAAAACCATTGCTCATAGAAAGATAATGGTAAGTAGAATATATCAGTGCATAACAATTGGCGATAAGCACTTATGGAGTGGATACTTGCCTACAGAGCATTATCCTATAATACCAATAAATAACATGTGGAATAGGACTCCTTATCCTACTTCTGATGTTTCTATGGTAAGAAGCTTGCAAGAAATGATAAACAAACTAAATAGTTTAATTGTTGCAAACGCAGCTTCTTCTACTAATCAAAAAATATTATTACCTAGGGGTGCTCAAGATAAATCTAGAATAGAAGCTGAGCTTAACAAGTCTGGTTCTACTGTTATTGAATATGATGCCGATATAGGTGCTCCTGTTATATTTGGTGCACAATCATTTCCTAATGCATTATTTAGCCAAGTACAAATGTATGTTCAAATGATAGAACGACAATTTGGTATTTATGCTATTATGCAGGGTGACGCATCGGTGGCACCCCAGACATTTAAAGGTACAATAGCTTTAGATGAATTTGGTCAGCGCAGAGTAAAAAGTAAAAAAGATGATGTAGAGTCTAGTCTTAATCAACTTGCAAAAGTTTTAATTGACTATGCAAGAAGTGTATATAAAGAAGAAAAAATTATACGTTTAGTTGAGCCAAATAATTCATTAACTGAGGTTGCATTAAATCAAATGCAATATGATGATCTAGGCAGGGAAATAAGCAAGTTTAATGATATAAGTCAAGGTAAGTATGACGTTATTATTCTTTCTGGCTCTATGCTTCCTTCTAATAGATATGCTCAAATGGAGTATTATATGGAGTTATATAGAAACGGCCTTATTGACCAAGTAGAGGTATTAAAAAGAAGTGAGGTTGTTGATGCCGAGGGTGTTCTTGAGCGATCTGGATTTATTTCTCAATTACAACAACAAATTCAAATGTTACAGCAAGAAGTTAAAAAATTACGTGGAGATCTTCAGACTGCAGAAAGAGAAGAGGTTCATGCTAAAAAACGTCTTGAGGTACAAAAGTTTTCTTCTAATCTTGATTCTATTAAGAATAGAGCTGATGCCTCTCGCGCAATACAAGAGATGCAAATGAAACAAGAAATTTCTCAACTTACAGCTATACCAAATTCTATGCAGGGTTCCGGTATTTTAGCTGAGGAATAGTAAATATTAATTTAATTTTTTCTTATGGAAAATGTTCAATCACCATCTGATGCTGCAAGTACGCAAGGCTTTATGGGGATGTTTAATGCATCTGCAGAAGAATCTAACGTATCGACAATTGGAAACGGTGTTCAAAATAATCTACCTGAAACTGAGTCTGTAGCAAAATCTGAAGAGGTTCCTGCAAAAGAATTAGATCAAGGTGGAAATATCGACAGTGGTCAAGTTGAAGCACTTGAACCTAAAGATGATCCTCAGAGAATGCAATTTTGGCAATCAAAAGCCGATAAGTATAAATCTGAATTAGATTCTTTAAAGTCTCAAGAGCCTGTACTAAAGTATTTGTCTGAAAATCCTGAAAAAGCATCTCAAGTATATGATGTGCTTTTAGATAAGGGTTCCTCAAATAATGTAACTGAAGCACAGCCCGCTAGACCTGATCGACCACAAAAACCTGCTTCTTATAATGTAGAAGACGCTATTGGAGATCCAACTAGTGACTCTTACAAATATAAGCAAGCAATGGAGGACTTTCAGATGAAACTCATTGAGTATCAGGATGAAGTTTCTTTATATAACGAAAAGAAACAAAGTGCTGAAAGACACCAAATGGTTCAGGCCCAACAACAACAACAAGCGCTACAGTCTGCTATCCAAGAAGCTATGTATGTTCATGGCATGGATAATAAGACAGCGCAAGAATTTGTTTCTTGGGCACAGAATCCTAATTATGGTATGTCTGATCTTATTCAAGTGTTTAAAGCGCAGAAAGGAGCTAGTGCTGCTGCTCAGCGTCAAGCACAGAATATAAACTCACGAGTTCAAGCTGTTGTGCCTCCTTCTGTTAATGGTTCTAATGTAAACATTCAACAGCAAGCTGAACCTGAAAAAACAGATGGAGAGGCTTTCTTTGAAGGGATGTTTAATTATGCCAAAGGCAGACGTTAATTAAACTTCAAATACACAAAACAAAGGTGATTTAAAATGGCCGTAAAAGACCTATCACAATCAGCTGGTGTACTATTTGATGAACGTCGTGTTTTCTATCTGCCTGATTCTTATACTAAAGAATTGTGGACAGAAGTTACTCCATTTATTACCATGGTTTCTAACCTTGGTTATGATAAAGTAACTGATCCAGACTTCAAGATGTTTGAACACCGAGCTGGTTTTATTAGACAACAAATGACACTCGCAAGTGACGGCGGTAGTACTTGGACTTCTTCTGGAGCGCCAGGCGCAACTACTACTGTAACTATTACCCCTGCTTCTAGCAAGGGTTTACCAACTGATGCCGCTGGTGACTACCTAGTAGGACTAGTTGTAGAAGGATATGCCTCTAATGGTGATTTTCTTGGTGTAGCTCGTGTACAAAGCGTTTCTTCAAACGATCTAGTACTTGTAGCCCAAGGTAATCCCCATGCTTCTGATAATAACTGTGATGCTTTTGCTAACAGTGCTACATTAGAGGTTATTGGTAATGCAATTGGTGAAGGTGAAGTATCTCCTGATGCTTTTTCTGATGAACTAGAAGTAGTGTTTAACTCCACTCAAATCATGCGTACTCCAGTAGAAGTAACTGGTACTCTACGTGAAGCTGCTCTACGTGGCTACACTGATGAGCTTGCTCGTCTTCGTACTCAAAAATCTTTTGAGCACAAGATTCAAAAAGAGCGAACTATGCTTCT